AAAAAACCCTGGCTACACCAGGTAAAAAATTTTCATCATCAAATTTAATACGGCATAGCTCAGGGACAAATTGTCCCCCGTGTCAGCCACCGACACGTGGATTTTGTTTTTCCATCTGGAGAATCTTATAACTCCACATTTGTTAAGGGGTGTATGTCCCCACAATCTGACATCTAAGGGAAAATTCCCGAAGATGCCGGATCGTTTTCCTGCGGCACTCGCCATGCAACAGGGGCTCCCGTAAAGAAGCCTAAATTAAAGTCTTCACCGACTGATACAAAACTATGTATGAGAGCAGAATCTGAAACTTCTGCCTCCCATATAGTTGCAAGCCAATGAAAACTCAAAAATTCGTCATTACCATTCGTTTGGTTAGCCTGCTTAGCAGGAAAAAACCGAACGTCCGAATAAAACGGTAATTCGCATTCAACAACAGGATTTTGCCTAGTGCTCGTCACTGTGGCTCCATCCCAAGTATGAGGCGTTAAGATACCAGCTTGTCTTACACGATCAAATCTGCTTCCACTTCCCTGTGTGAAAACTCCATTCTCTATCTGATCGTAAAACCCTGCTGGTGATGCATCTCGCGCCACCATCATAATCGATGATTCTGTATTCTTACCACCTTGCCGGAAATATTTCCAGCGCAGTCCACCTCGCCTACACGTAAATGCTGGCGTCACGTAATTCAATAATGTCATCTTACTATAATTGTAAGGCGTATTTAACAACGGCACTACTGAACGGTGTACTGCTCCTGGAGCATATCCACGGTAATATGGAAAATTACCATTCCTCACCCGAATCATCCTAGGTGCGGTCATAGTTCCTATAGAACTAATTGCGGAATGGTAATTATATCTCTTCAAACATTGTCTAAATGATGTGACTGGGTCACCATAATAAACACACGACGTATGATCTTGATCCGAAAGCGTGGGAGCCATAATTTGTGAAGGTTCTGCCTTCATAGGCTCATCCTCGCGCTTCGTCAAGTCTGAATCGGGTTGATTCATAGTGGAACTCATTTCCGCCATCTGTGGAGTAAATATTTCTCCACTCTGCGGCTGGAACCACACTATATCCTCAATGTCTTTAGAGTCAGGATCAAATACTTCAAAATCATCACCTGCTGAAACAAACACATTAACTTCTATATCATTATTGACCGTTGAATTAGGAACTGTCAAATCATTCACCACATAAACCGAAACAATACCATTCGCATTAGTTCTCGGATCACCTCCCAAAGGTGACGTACTATACGGTCTGTTATCCAATATCGGACTGCGGTGATTGCATAAACTGCGTTCTTGACCCCAACCAATTTCAACAGTAAAATCACGTTCTTTTGCAAGATCAATGATATACGTGTAGTTAGTGTTATATTCATTTGTTAAGGGATAAGAGGGATCATAGGTAATTTTCAAACGTCCTTTGTGAAAAGACGATGCAACTACCTGAAATCTAAATTTCATTGATCCTCTCCATCTTTTAAATGGTAGAGATGCAAAGCAGCAAGCTGGCATATGTATCTCATCAGTCGATCCTGGTAACTCATTCCATAATACTGGTGAAACTTCGGAATTCCAAAGTAACGTTTCAGCGGAATCTGCTACTGACCAACCAAATTGCGTAAGAAATGATTCTCGTTGTGCAATAGATTTGATAGTCATCTCATCTGTTGAACCGAGACCCATAACACGCGGGTCGACTGTAAGCTCTTGTTTAACATCCAATGTCAACTTCTGCGACGTATCGGGTACGTTTGTATTACACAAATTTCCCAAATATGTCGGTTTATACGGTTCTATATCCGCAAGTGAAATCGGCCTTGAATAACCAAACAAAGAAGCTACTCCTGATACTGCATTTGCGGCCATCTGAGTGGCCCTCGCATATACACCTATACCAGGTATTTTACTTAGCGCTCCAGCTGCCTTAGCGACAATAGCTGCTGGGCGCGATATTGGACCTGTACCATATTCATCCTTCACCTGCGGAGTAAATATTTCTCCCATCTGCGGCGAAAGAGCACCTGGCTCGTTCGCTGTAGGAATAGAAAGAGATACTTCTTCCGCCCATGCGAATACTGATACTATAACCTGATCCGTGGCTCCATTAGCATGCTTCAAATTCTGCATACCATGGATAGTTACATCACCCATCTGACGCCATTCTTGGTCCGGAATACGCAAAGCGTTTTCATACCAAACAAATGGTAGTGTCAAGGTTCCTCCCTGACTCGTCGTAGGGTCCAAATACACATGTGGTCGCTGACTGGCAGCTACTACATCCTGAATGAAATATGCACGATCTTTAGTAAAGGTATCTAAAGTGTGCAATGGTACATATGAAGCTATTGCTCTACCATAATGAAAACCATTTCCATTCAACATAATGCGAACTTTCAGCTTACAACGCAACAAGTTAAAATTTGTAATCCTATTCAACACGCGCGGATTTTCGAAAAAATCCTGCCACGGGTTAAATTTCTCAAACAAATTCGTACCTGTTGACCAGCTGTACGATTTGATTTTAACAGGCCTAGAAAAGAAATTCCCTAAGTCTGCATCATTCGTATCTGCAATATTAAACGTAGAATCCGGCATACTATCCACTGTGTAATCCCATTGTGGAGTTTGATCGCTAAAATGCACATTTTGGTGCTGCGATTCCAAACTTTCCTCATTAACTGTTATATTAAATTTATTATTATTATTCATACTAGCAAGTCATCATTAACATTAATATGGAAGACTCAATCCATATAATGTGTGTCAATCTCGCGTATGGCGAATACTCCCCTAAATAGGGGTACTTTACGAGGAAAGTGCCTCTCTCTGCAAGCCTATGTTGTGTCCTATGATCGACTAATTGGACAAACATGGTTATCCAATACAGAGAGCCCCCTTTTGGTTAAAATAGACGTGGTAGGGTACGCCCAGTGGGATGCATTTAATGTCTGCCCAAGACGGAGCCATCTATTCGTACTTATTCTTCCAATTTCGCAATCTATCATCATATGATTCATGAATAACTGTACATCCATGGATAATATCAGCACGCTTAGCAATCTCCTTCATTTGTTCTCTCCTCTTCTCATAGACCTCACGTCCATGAGAAAACCATTCGCGTAAACCACCATCTATATTCTGCATAGCTTGTTGTTCACGGGTAATAGCCTTCGATTTGAGAACCGCATGAAGGCTCTTAAAAATAGAATCTTCATCCAACGCGCCCATAATCATTCCAGTATCCTCACTGAAAACATTGGCGCGCTTAAGTAAATCAGCTTCCTCATCAACCATAAATGGTGTTGGTTCTGATTCCTTATCTGGCATAGTAAATTTCATGTCTCGTTCTTCCAAAAATTTTGCCACTGCAATGTGGTTAAATTCTGGAAAATCTTTATGAACTGAACTTTTAGCATCATCACCATATGTAATTAAAGAACAAACATCTCTAAACTCAGGAACATTTTCACGATCTTTAGTAATATGGTAATATGCACATCGAAATAAGAGAGCGTTAACAATAGAATTAATGTAAACAGTAAGGTTCTGTCCCGAAGGATTGGAACCATAATGCTGAATTAAATCACCATTATACGCCATTAATGGATAGCAAATATCCGTAGCAATTCCTTCCATGATAGTCAAATCACGTTCGGAATAACCACAATCTTTTGCAATATCCATCATAACTCTAAAAGCAACAAACATCACTTGAGCAGGCATGCGCAAATCATACTTACTGTAATCACCAGCAAGAATACGATTCGCACCATACCTCTTAATATGGTTTGCTAACTGATCCCATTCTGGTCCTTGTGCGTTAATTCCTACAGCACACTCAGACGAGAATGGTAAAATGGACAATATTCGCGCAACAGGAAGAAAATATTTTCTCACCAGTAATTGTAATGCTACTGGAGCTCCCTGAAAAACTCTCACTTTGTCCTTAGTAATTTTTGTTGGTTCATCCTTTAAACATGCTTTAAATACGGGATAAGCTCTCTCCCCTTGTAAGTAAAGCTCTTCCATACTATAAGCATGATCCCAAAAACACTGATCCAATACTGCTGGACATTGATGGGTCGGATGATTTTCTGGTTCCAAAATTGTAATAAAATTAGACTTTGGTCCAGATAAAGGATAACCGATGGATGTAGAAGGAGGCATCTTATCAATAAAGCGCAAACCATCAATACCACACACAGTTTCCATTTCACTTAATGGTTTTACATCTGCTTTTAAACTCGGTATGTCCTCTAATGTTCTTAATAAGCCTTTCACATAATCATCTGCAGCTAATTCTAACAACGAGCCTTCGATTCCACACGATGGTTTCGTAGAAAACTGCAATGATGCTTGCCATGGATATCCTTTACGAAATTTGGGACCATCCCACTGTTGTGGAACTCCACACACGTCCTCCACGTGTTTCGAAATAATGGTAGGTTCAACATCGGAATAATAAGATGCACGTCCCTTCACTTGTCCATAATACTTACAATTAGTACCTTCGGGCAAAAAATTAATAGGGCTCTTCGGGTGCACCTTATCATTCTCATAAAATTGAATATCATATAATTCTTTTGGTACAGTTCCTGAACTTTTTGCCAAAATAACACCAGGAACTTTACGTAATACTTCAAAAGCACTATCAAATTCATTCTTAAGTAATAATCCACTACAACCACGTGTTTGACCACTTTTACCTCCTAAATGAAAGCCTCCAATTAATGGACCTTTGGTCTCCGTGATTAAAGGCGCTATGCATAATCCTTCGAATGTTTCAAAATTTAAATTATATTTTGATCCAAAGAACTCTGCTGCATAAGTAACAACTGGTCCAACATCCATCAATAATTTAGACCCTACACAAGAACCATCATTCTTTTTGTATGTTAAACGAGCTGGTACATTTGCAAAACGCTGTTGTGGAAAATAATCCGTCAAATCTTTCCAATCTCCACCATTAGGTACCCAAACAATGGATAAATCAGTATTTGGAATATTAATGCTAAACTTACGGTATAAAAAGCACTCAAAATTACCTCCAATTAATGAAGGATCATGTCTTGTAAATTTAGCTTTTATATCATCAGCCTTCCACATATGCTGCGGTACAATAGCAACATTCGATTTTGGGAAGAAAGCATCACATTCAAAATTACGTACTTTACCATTATCAGTTAAAGTAATATACATATGACAAAGATTATCCTGAACCATCTTCTCCAATCTATCCGGAGTAGTTGTTTTCGACTTTTCACTACACGGCATTTCAGATACCTTAACGCCTGCCCAAGGATTAACCTCGGAATCTCGTTCTACAATATCTATTTCCGTCTTTGGTGCCAAATTTCCTTGTGGTACAGGTACAACCTTAAAAGCTTTATATATTTGCGCAATCGCATACAAAGTCGCTACTACAACACACGTTCCTGTAATCCATTTTATATGTCTATCACGATACATTTTAAAGACTCTAGGCATAGCCTCATTATCTGCAGCTACTTCTGCGTACATCTTGTTTTTCTCAAACTCTACTACTCCTGAAATTCCTAATAATGGGATACATAGCAGGGGTAGTAACAATGAGGAAACAAATAATGTTAAAAATATACATAAAACCATACCACACAAATGATTACAATAAGATCTGCGAATACGTTCTCTTAAATCACTCTGTCGAGACGACCATATTACGTTTTTCATCCAATCTTTTTGTAACCAATCTTGCGGTACCCAATTGGTCCAACAAACCCAACGTGAATTTTCGAGCCAATCGAGACGCTGCAAAAGCATCTCGACTGACCTTGTTTCAATTTCATCTGTCCAATATGCGACTCGCGGTTTCCACCAATTTTTCCAATAGCGGTATCGTGGCAACATTGCTGAAACTACCTGCTCACCAATTTGTTCACTCAACACTTCTTCTTGTTCTGGCTTGTGAACTTTGCCACAAACACATACATCTGGTACTGGAAACCTACATTCACTACATAATTGAATCTTCTTATCCAAATTGTTATTTTTCGCAACCAACTCGCGTTGATTAGCATAAAACTTTGCCGAATCCTGGCCTATCCAACGAATCAACTGTGGTAAGCCAATATCCTTCAAAAGCACTCCATCATCATTAACAATTTCCCAACCTACTGTTGCAGGTTTACCTTTCGTATGGTTGGGAATGGGGTATGATTTTTCAACTGTAATGTTCCAAAAGTCTGGTATTTGCGGTGATCCGAAAGGAAAAGCCGCACGCACCTTATCTTCATTCAACATATCATGCACGGCATACTCTGGCTTAACTTTACAAGTCAATGTAATACGATCACGACGCGTAATGGACGCAGGTTCATTAGAATAAACTGTGGCACATGTGTCCTTAACATTTTTAGTTCCGATAACCACTTTAGGTTCAACAGAAATTTTACCTTTCATATCGGCTTCTGCCATATTCGCGTACATACGAACATTATTAACTAATTGAATCATCAGAGAGGTAGGAGCTCGCTCAACAAAATCTGCCTTCGTATTTCCAATATCATCAATCAAAACACCATTTGTATATGATCGGAAATTTGACATAAACTTGTCAGCTTCGTTTAATGTTACAATGCGATCATCAGCGGCACAATAGTTATTATGCAACAATGTCGTAACCATTAATACGTTAGCTATAGTCGATTTACCTACTGCGGTACCTCCAAATATTCCAATTGAATAAGGTGCTTCTCGCAAACCTCCTTGCACTCGAGTTTGCCGAAATGTAGCCTGCCATTGACGTAATACTTCAACCTTACGGCTTAAAATATTTTTCTCAACAACACCTTTACAAGTCGTACGCAACATTTGTGCTTTTTCAATACACTGAGATAAAAGTGCTTCATAATCATTTTCAGACATATCTTCAAATTTCTCAAGATTACCACATTTGGCATACTCGTGACATCTCAAACATTTGGAATAAACCTCTTCAAACTCTTCATTTTCCATATTTCCATATAATAAAGGTTTGATAGTTCCACGTTCAAAACAGGCATATCCGCCTTCTACAAAATAAACAATGGTTTCAAAAGCTGCATCAATCAAATCAACTGCAGTAGCATGCTTGGAAAAAGCTCCAATCGAAAACATTTTCATTCCTCCAACACGAAAATCCAAATCTGCCGAATCACACAGTCCTAAAGCCAAACATAAGCTCATAACATGTGAAATTTTCTTAAATCCTTCATTACGTATTACAAGAGACCAATTATCTTGTAAATCTTTTAATAACAGAAGCCATTGCGGCTTCTCTTCCTCGGTTTTGACACCAAACTCACCAGTCTGCGCATCAAATTCTGCATCTAATAACTCTGATAAATAATTGGCAACCAAATTGGATACCGATTTATTATAATGTGTCTTTAAGTACAAAAATATAGTACCAAGAAAACCTGATACTGTCGTGCAATCTTTAGCTGCAATAAATAAAGCTCCCAAATTTTCCACTCGATTTAATGTGGTTTCATCTATAGGAATGCCTTTAATATTCGCTAAATTTGCAAAAGCTGTAGCAATAGCAGCAGAACCAATCTGCGGAGTAAAAATCTCCTTTGGCTTCTGGCTAAATTTGCCTTTCTTCCTTCCATCACGGGTTCCACGAGAAACCTTCTTAGTTCGCTCTACAATACGTGCATTACGATTCTTATAATACTGAGCACGGCGATCTTCCTTTGTGGGAATCTCTCCTGTCTGTACATCAAATCTATAAGCGCGTGAAAAATCCACATACTGCCTACGCAGCCTATCTACTCTACGAGCGTTAAAAATCCTATTGATTACTATAACAGTTCTTCTAGCGAAAAAACAGCACCAAAATACAACCACCATCCAAATAAATGGAATAATACTTCCAAAATTATTGCCTCCTAATAGGCATAAATGAATGGTCATCCAATAACACATCAACCACATGAATGATGGTGATTGGGAATCAACTGGGGCAAGCCTTTGGCATACTTGCATCTCCCGAACACAATTTCCGTTTGTACTAGCCTGATAATTAAATAACATGCTGTGTTCAAGATAAAAGGAATATAGTTCCTTAAGTATTGATCAAAAAATCAATCATTCTCCATTACAAATTAAATATAATCTCATAAATCGTCTTACGGTATAAACCAGGGTTTCTGAATACCCCAAACATAGCGATAAAATTATTGATTAAAAATCTTTATAACGTCCTCAAATTAATTTATAGATAGTAGCAAAAGTGACTTCATCGGGTGCCAACCCTTAGTACACTTAATTCTTTGTAACTACCGGAAATGATAGTTTAAATTGAGTTACACTTAACACTTAAGTCTGCCCATGCTAGTAGGGCGTGTCTCAAACCACTTACTCTATATATAAATGCCTTATCGGCGTGAAAATAATTAAATTAAAATTACAATAATTAAGTCAGGATTATCAATCCATAACTGATTACCAGAAAGGTCAATCTTACTTGAATTAAATTGTGTCACATCACTGTGACATAAAATGTGAATCTATACAATATTATAGACGCGCCTCAAAAAGAGGTACACATCAATTTAATAAATAAATCATTAAAGTTTCAAGGAAAAAACTTTTCATTATTACCTAAATACAATTTGTCATCCTTCATACGTATGTCTAACGTCAGAAATGACTATCCTTATGACATAAAAATCCCACTATCCCAGGGAACGGGTATGATAAAAGTTGTAAAACAATGTAGCTGCAAATGCAGGAGAAAGAAGCGTCGTAACGCTCCAATCCACTACATAAACAAGTACACTGGGCGTAGTAAAACGCCAAATACAACAACAACTCCACATGCGCGAAACGCGCA